CGATCAACAAAGTATTGGCGGCAATTCAAATTTCCAAACACCATTATGGCAAGCTTGGTTTGTCGGGCTATTTCTTTGCTGATATCGATATCTAGCTCTTTGTATTTGTCTTTTCTATGTGCCTTATATTCAGACATCAGTTGCCTGCGCCATGTTTTGGATCGTGGGGAGTCCCAAAATATATTGACGGACTCTGGCTTTAATAAAGAAATATAATTATTTAAGAATCTCAGCAATATGACAAAATAGTCATACCCAGTCTTTCTAAATTTCGTATCATAGTAACCAGCAAATACGGCACGGTAGATGGCATTTTTACCATCGATGCAAACGTGAGAATAATCCGACATCTATATTTTGGGGGCAGAGAGTTGCCTCTCTGCCCCCAACCTTTTTATACATCGCCCTGGACTTGGTCAATCAGATTCTGCAGCTCTGGATCGTCGATGTCTTCATTCAAGTCGGGCTCATCTGGTTTTGGGTCTGGTGCTTCGCTTTTCTTGGTCGTTGTTTTCTTCTTACTGCTTGGGAGAGGGCTCTCCTCCTCGTCGTCGTCATCCGGTGCGCGAGCCGCTGTTTCTTCGACAGGCTTTTCCTTCTTCTTGGGACTGCTGTCCTCAGGGCTGCCATTGTACAATTTTTCCAGCAGTTTATCCAGCTCTTCCCTGTTCCTAGACGGAACTTTTTCCCACAGATCATGTCTTTGGTCAAGGATTGCCTGGATTTCTTCCTGTGTACTGCCAATGCTCTGTGGCTTTAGGAGAAATTTGGAATTTTCATAATTGTTATAGCCACCCTTGTGCGTGACTTCGAGCTGGAAAACAAGGCATGCCTCTGGGTCGAAGAACAGACCAGAAGGCTGCGGGTCATCTGGGTCGTCTCCCGCATCCTCGCGCATCAGGCATTCTTCCATTTTGTCGTAAACAGTCTTGGGCAGCAAATACCACATGACCTTGTTGTGGTATTCAGGTGGGTTGACCTTATAGGCCGGGAAATAGATGTTGACAGCGAAAGTAGATCGCGGCAGATACATCCTCGAAATCTTCCTGCGCTCCTCATCGATATCGCTTTCGTTGAGAAGGTTGAAGCCCAATTCGCACCACGGGCACTCCTCGCTATCAAACAAACGAGGGCATCCGTAAGGCCTCTGATTGATCCAGTGCTGGCCACCAGAAATACAGAACATGTCGTCCATGCCCTCTGAAACAGTCCCTCCGACACACTTGTCGCCCTTTTTCAGGCCCGGCAGAACAACAAAACGGAGTTTAGCCGCCGGATCGCCTTGCTTGACAGAAGGCGGTCTGAACATAGCCGGGTCTCTACGCGAGCCCTTCTGCTCTTTTAGCTTGTTCCTAACCTTCTGCAACATGGCCTCTCTTGCTTTTTGGTCCATTACTTTTCCTCCTATGCTATGGGTTTCTTTGCTCTTGTCTTTTAAATCCGGCCAATGATCTAAGTGCTTCTGATTTTATTCTCATTGCCTCAACAATGTTCCACAGTTTTCCCATTGTGCGGTTCATTAGTATAATTTTGCCTTCTATTTTTAGCAATTCGGGATCCATTTCCGCCAAATCTTTGAATACATCTTTTGCCACTTTTGCGACTGATTCTTTCCTTGCTTCGGTGATCAGCATATCAATCACAACTGCTTTCCGACGTTTGGCCATCCTATCTAGTTTAGCAACTTCGGCCTTTGCTTCACTATATACCATCGCCCAGTAAGCAAACTGCTGTGGGATTGTTGATAAGTCTTCTTCTAAAGTCTCGTAGTCGATGCGCAAATCTGGTCTGAAATCTCTTTGGATTACGTTGCCGTCGCCAAGATCGATCTTTAGGCGGATGACCCTTTTGGCCACGTCTTCCGGAATGTTACCATCAAACCAGTCACTCATCTACTTATATACCTTGTAAAGTTTCCACTTTTTCCATTCCTTGCCTATGTATGCTTTGAGTGGCATCTGAGGTAGCTCCTTTAGCGGTTTCCCCATTATGGCAGTTGCTTTTCTTAATACCATTGGTAGGGCTGCACGATCGCATGTGAATACAATAGAATCGTGTGCTTCTGTTAGTAAAAACTGCCCTAATTCCTTTTTTATCTCCCACAGCGTGCTTTGCATCGCATGTGCTACTGTGCCTTGTAATGTCGCATTAAATACGCTCTTTTTGTCTCTGGTCTTCAATCTAAATGGACGGCCAAGTAGAGATGGCAAAAAACCGTCTTTTCTTAGCTGTTCTAATTTAGAAATAATCCAACTTTTCAGAGTTGGAAATAAATCGAGAATCGCAGACTCAAGATCTAAAGCATAAAGAGTGCGTAACAGCAATGTCTTGCACTCGTCTCTTGGTATCTGCAATAGATTGGCCATGCTGCTATATGGGTCTGAATCATCAAACATGTCGGTTAGTTCGTCGTCACCAGACATGGCGGCGGCCACTCGAAGGTCAGCAGACACCCAGTCTAGGCATATCATAAAATCGTCATCCGTCCTGATTGGGATGTCGCTTGGCACTCCCTGGATGTTAAAATTTGTACACCTTGATCGACCAGAAAAAGTATCCAATGCATAATGCGGGTAAACTCTTTTTTCGTCTACATAGACTGGCTTTGATTCCATCAATGTGTATACTGTGCTTGCGCGTGCTATTAATTGCCGCCAGCGATCCTTTTCTACATTTAGCGGCAAAATGGCGTTGAATAGTTTTCGGTATTGATTTAATTTGAGTCTTGGTGGGACGGCATAGTTTATCTGATAAAGATCAACATCTTGGACTTCAAATGTTTGTACGTGCGACTTGACATTATTCAAAAAGACAAAATGACTATCGTTTATCCTTTTGGATATCGACTCTATATCTTTTTGTACGTCGTATAAAGTTCTGCCCGTGCCTCTTAGATATAGTGGTATAATCTCGACTTGCTTATCATAAATCGCTGTTATAAGTGGGCGTGGCGGATAGCCAGCAAAAACGGTAATAACCTGCATCAGGTGGTGAAATACTTGGGCTTTGATTTATTCGGGTTCTTTAGGTTCTTTTTAATCTCATCAACTTCCCCTGGCTGGCGCATATATCCGTATGGGTCTTGTCCCGTTTCTAATTTATGTAAATCCATCTGCCGCTTACAATCGGCACGGTTGAGATAGCAATTGCCTTTGATATACCATATGGGGGCACCTATCCCTTCCATCGTTCTGGATGCCTTTTTGCCACAGAGTGGGCACTTGATCTTTGGCTCTTCTGTCATCCCGTGTTTTTCTTCCCAGACCAGTGTTCCACTTTTTACGATGATGATAGGCCCACTAAGGCGTATTTCTTTCTTAGAAGCCTTTAAATCGTCCAATGTGCAATTGTCGCAGGCGTAGTGATAAGTAGCCATTATTACCCCATCATTCTGTGTCTATCAACCTCGACGACCATTGTCTCGTAGTTGACCTTGGCGCTGATCGTCTTAAATTTTGGGCCATTACGATTCTTAGCTATGTAAAATCTAAAACGACCGTGTTGGTATTCTTCCGGGCTTTGGTTCAGGCTGACAACATAATCGCTTGGCATAATTTTGCCATATGATTCAGCCACTCTATTTACATCGATCGGCCCGCTTTCGCCTTTCTTTGAACTCTGCTCCCTGTTCGTTTGGGTAGCAGAAAAGAGCAATACCTCTTCGTTAGTGGCCAGTCCGCGCAGCTCCGTACTTACTCTCTTTTGGCGAATATAGTCATCTTTGTTGTAATGAGATCTGCGCGACATCATAAGTTCTAGATAATCGACAATAACAACATCGGGGAACCACGCTTTCGTTTTTTTGAGCCACTTGATTACTTGATAGATGGTATCAACACTAATTTCCTCTGGTGGAAACTCGTAGATTATTATACCGCCACCATGGCTCGAGGACTCACGGTTCATAATGGCGGTTACTCTGTCTCTACTTTCGATTAGGCTTTTTGTAGCCGTCTTGCTAATCGCACTTACATATCTCTGCTTGGTCTTGAATTCAGACAATTCGAGTGTGATATGAAGCACTTTAAGGTTGCGCCTGAAATTCATGATGCCGGTGTTTATCAGGACCAGAGACTTGCCAACACCAGTCGGTGCCATCCAAATGAAGACATCCTTCTTGGTAGGACCGCCCTCATTGATATACCTGTCTAGATCACGGAAACCAGTAGTCAATTTTATTTCGGTATTTGGTTCGAACACCTCTTTGTATGTCTTGAACAGATCTACGCCAGCGTCGGAAACATTGACTATGCGTTGCGCGTTTTCTATGATTTCTGTGATGGTGTCATAATCGCCGCTCTCATATGCGCCCAGCGCCTCTTCTTCGTAGAGCATCCCATAAGCTTTATTTCTTGCCCAATCAAGCAAGCTTTCTTTGGCCATTGGGATTTCGCGAGGGTTCGGCTCATATTTAATGATTTCAAGTATCGATTCGTAGTCGTCGTCTACCGTCAGAGTTTTAAGTGCGGTGTCTTGTATTACTTCTCTGGTTGGAATAGTGTCATGTTTTTCGTAATATATTTCTATTAGCGAATATACGAACCTCGCTTCTGGCACATGGAAATATTCTGCATTAAGATGCTGGCCTACAGATCCAAAGAACTCTGGAGAACTAAAAGCTAGTGCAACTATAATTTTTTCTTCATGCGGCCCAAAGGGTCTTTCTTTAGACCCTGCATTAATATCGTCTGTCATCCTGTCTCCGTACCATCGGGGAAATACTTGTGCCGCATCTGCCTAACTTTATTGAGCTTTAATTCTAGCGCATTTTCTGCTAGCAGGAGTGCTTCTTCAAAATCAATAAGTTCAGACTCATCGAACCACAACATCCTGTGTTTTTTGATATCATTAAAGCCACCGATCGTTGGCTCTGCTGGCGGGTTTTGCTCAACATCGATAGTATAAACCCAGCGGTTGCGGTTCCGCACAACGTTGGTAACTCTGTATGATTCAAGAAATCCTATCCTTGCGGAAGCGTCTAGATAAACCAGATCATTTAGATTGTACTTCGGCGCTGGTGCTGCCATTATCGTCTCTCCTATTGGGCATCTTCAGATCTAAAATTTGCTCCTTGATCTCGTCAACAAGGTCTGGGTCGTTGCGTAAGGACTCACAACAAGCCACTACCCCATTGCCCAATTTATTTTCGCCATAGCTATACCAGCTTCCTGATTTTGATAGGATTCCACATTTTGAGCCTATATCCAAAATTTCTGCTTCGCTGTTAACGCCATACGCACTGTAGGTAATTTCGAACTCTGCAACGCGAAATGGAGGCGCTACCTTGTTCTTAACCACCTTTGCTCTTACTTTATGCCCGGTAGGCTCTGAGTCTTGGGACGGCCTAACAGCACCAATTCTACGCAAGTCTACCCTAACAGTAGAATAGAATTTTAGCGCTTTCCCGCCTGGGGTGATATCTGGGCTGCCCATAAAAGAGCCTATCTTCTGTCTAAGCTGGTTAATAAACAATGTGACGGTGTTTGTCTTGTTGACGATAGCTTTTAGCTTTCGCAGAGCCTGTGACATCAATCTCGGCTGCAATCCGATGTGTTGATCACCCATCTCGCCATCTAATTCCGCCTGTGGAGTAAGGGCAGCTACCGAGTCGACTACAATTATATCAACAGATCTGGAACTACAAAGAATCTCCGCAATACCCAACGCTTCTTCCATAGAATCTGGCTGCGATATCATTAATTCTTGCACATTGACCCCAAGTTTTTGTGCGTATTGAAAATCCAAGGCATGTTCGACGTCGATGAAGGCAGCTGTGCCACCCAATAATTGGGCCTGAGCAATTGTTTCTAAAGCTATGGTGGTTTTCCCACACCCTTCGGCACCGTAGATCTCACAAATGCGCCCTCTTGGAAAGCCTCCGATACCTATGGCAATATCTAGGGCTAAAGAACCGGTTGAAATATAGTCAATATTCTTTACCGTCATATCCCCACACAAAATAGCTCCTTCGCCAAATTTCCTTTTGATAATTTTTAGGGCGTCCTCTGAACTTCGTGGCGATTCATCTTTCTTGGCCATGTCGACCCTCCGTTTTTGTGATGTCACGTTTATAAGCTGCAACCTTAGATACTGCGGAAAGTGGTGCGCGAACGATTGTCTGGTCTTTAGCTATAACGATGTCGCTGCCAATGAAACCCACAACAGACCAGTATCCGTTTGGATCAGTTGGCTTTCCAGGAGGGCCAGACATGAAATGAATATTCTTGACTGTGAGAATTCTCACGATGTCGAATTGCTTAAGCAATTGTAAATCCTAATCAAATGTAAATATAGACAAATAAAGGAGGTTATTGGTATGACTAATGACGAAAAAGCAATCTTAGAAGCTATATCCTCCCTGCTTCACCAAGATGCCAAACTGGGACTGCCTGTAGAAAATGAAACATCGCATACTTCCCAATTTCGCTGGGAAGGAATAGATGATGCTTTCGCTCTAAAAGTGTCCGGATCTACGTTTGCCGATGCTATTAGTTCGGCTTTTTATGCTGTCCACACGCATAAATATATTGATAATCCGACATTTAAGTTGTCTTTCGAAAAGGAGATGACAGCAAGGGCCATTCCAACTACTGAACGTGACCAGGCTATCAAATACTTTGATACTATGGTCGAAGAGCTATCTAAAAACAAGCTATCCGAAAGAGATGCTGGTTGGAATCCACAATTAGACGAAATAGTCGAAATGACCAGTGAAGCTGATACTCGCAGTGCTAAAACGTCAGAGCCGTTTACTGGTGGCGGTCCGGCCCCAAAGGGCGAACGCGGCGGTAAGGGCGGCACATATATGGAAAGCCCCAACAAACAAGATGATTCTGATTAATGAACAAAGTCTGGCAACAATCACAGACAATATGCGGTGCCACCTGGAAAACCTCACTATAGGTGGCATTTCTGAATGGAATACCGTATTTTCTAATGGCTATGGTCTAGGCGACAGCAATACACTTGTTATCGACATGCGCCCAGCAGATGGTAGCCGACAGGATGTTTCGGCTGAAGCCAGTGTTTCAGACCAATTACTAGAAGTTGTTACTGACGGTATCATGCAATCTGGGTTTGGGATATCGTTCATAGATCTTGGGGCTAGAGAAGGCAACCCTGGGTTTAAAATAGTCGTAAGATTAAAACCTAAGCCATGAAGCTATTTTCGTTGTATAAAGACTCCGTCAAA